GCTGTTCGTTCACGATGCTTTACTGTGCGATCTGACGGCAAATATCTGCCGAACTTGGTCACGCCACACGCCACACGATCGCAGGGTTGCCTGCCTTAGTAAGTCGCTCAAGGCCTGAGTCAACAATAAAGCCGTCCTTGACAAGTGAGCCGCGTGTCGGTCTAACCGTGTTGCCTGAGATGCTAAGTGCTTCCTCGATCTCTTCATCGGTAGCACCGCCTACACGGTTGATAAAGTCGTACACGCGTTTACGCTTCGACCCTGACTTAGGTAATGCGCGTAGTGCAGCGTTCGCTGATGTTGGGTGTGCTGATCGACTGATCGCAACCACATTGCGCTCGATCGTAAATGGCTGTTCTTTGTATCCGCCGAGGCCGAGGGTGGCTTGGAAGAGCTGTAAGTCTGACATGTCGGGTGTCCTTTGTTCGGGTGTACTGGGATGATGTTAGATGATAAGTTGGCTGAGTTCGGTGATTGCTAATTGCAGGAAGTTTGCGCGTGGGTCTTCCATGCGGCGTAGGTCATCGCGTAAGGCTTCAAGTTCGCCGACGAGATGGTAAAGGTGTGATGCCTTTGATCGCTTGACATGGTTCGGTGTGAACAGATCGTCGATCATGCCCATCATCGCCCGGGTGTGCTCAGTGATCCCAGTCTCGGGATAGATGCTGTTTAGTTCGCTGTCGCCCATGGTGCCCATCCTGAATTGTTGTATATAGCAAGGGTGGCGCGCAGTGAGATCGTCGCGTTAAACAGATCGCTGCACTCTTCCAAGATGCCTTTTTCTTGTAGCCAACCGATAGGCCACTGCGAGTTAGGTAAGCACCAGAAGCCGTTGATTTGTGTCAGGCCGTACGATCCTGACATTGGATCGCTCAAGTTATGCGCTGTTGTTTGACAGCGTGACTCGCGGTGCATAACTAGGTCAAGTGTGCCAAGTTGATCGGCTGGGAAGCCAAGGTCAAGGGCGAGCTGTAAGGCATCGTCACAAGTGGCGATCGTGGTGATCGTTGTAGTCGGGGCGACTGTCGTGGTGACAGGCAATACCGCCTCGTAGTAGGCGGCTGGGATGATATTGCTATCTGCCTCTGGAAGACTCCTAGCGACCCCTAGGAAGGTCGTAAACGCCCAGATGGTACTAATGATGCCTGCAATTATTTTGGGGGCTGTAAAGATCATTTTTTCTCCAATTGGTATGGGACACCCCAGCTGCCTGAAATGTCCTTAAAGGCGAGCTGCGAGTGCAGCGTCCTGCCGTCGAGTGGATCACGAAATATCTGCACCATGACTTGCTGACCGCTATCTAAATGTGAGGTGTACACCTCGTAGATGTAGGTCTTTGCGTCCATGGTTTTCGCTTGCCTTCCGTCGGTACATCGACCCTAGGCAATGAGTGTGACTAAAGCAAGGATTTAGCCTGTTTCCATTGCTGCACAAGGGCTGGAACGCGGTCGCCGACATAGTAAAAAATGTGCCATGGCTCTGATTGCACTTCCCATGTGAAGCCGTAGCCCTCAATGTTTTTAAGCATGAATTGCATGCGGCCTGTTTCTGATGCGTCCGAAATGTCACAGGCCAGCCCGAGATTATGCCGCGATGAGCCAGGGGCCGCCATTGGCGCACAGTTCGGCTTGAGGTAGTAAATGTTGCCTTTCCATGTGCGCGTCGATGCGCCTGCGATTGGCTGGGTCTGGTAGCGAGCGAGGAAGCCAGCGGTCTGTGTTGAGATGCTGCGATAGGTGTCGGCTGCCGATGTCGGCTTAAAGGTCTTGACACCAGCAGCGAAGGCTGCATCGCGTAATGCCATGTATGCGTCAGCTGCTAGTGGGTGCAGTTTGCCGTATGGCTTGACATCGACGAGCAGGCCTGCTGGTAGTTCACCCGGGGTTACATGCTGAAGCGTTGACGGCATGACCAACTTGTGATAGTGGCGCTCGAGTTTGTCTGGGACGACAGTAAGCGTCGGTGCTTTAGGCTTCGGGGTTTTTGCCGATGCCATAAGCCTTGTTTTTCGGGTTGACATAGCCGATGAATAGTGGTGCTACAGCTGCGATGGCTGCGCCGAGTAGGTCGTTGGGGTCGGTGTTGCCTGACATGTAGAGCGCTACTGCTGCCGCGATTGCACTGTTGATGTAAGTTGAGATCATTGCCTTATCACTGGCTTTCATTGGTTGCCCCTGTCTGTTTGGCTTTTTTCATTCCGTTAGATGCTAATAGGCCGCCGAGTGATCCTGTGAGGAACACGACAACGGTAGAGAGTAGGTCTATGAAGGCTGCGTCGTTGGGGGCTTGCTCGAGTGGTTGGTTGACAAACAATAGGCCGTAAACGAAGCCGAGCACTATGGCGGCAAAGCTGATCGACAGGGTGATGCCAACGATCAAGATTAGTCGTGCGTGTTTATCCTCTGGCGACATCGCAAGCCGTTCTCGTAAAGCATCTGTTCGGCTCAATGTTGACTCGTGTACTGGCGCATCCACTACAACCCCAAGCCACCACTGCTATAAGGATTGTGCAGCCGAGTAGGTAACGCCATCGCATTACGCCTATGGCCTAGGGTTTGGGTTTGGTAATGGTTCAGTAAAATCTTGCGTCATTGGGTCGTATGTGTACCCTACGCCTGCGTAAGTTTTGTTTGGCAAGTCTGCAAAAGTTTCAACCCATACACCCGGATAGCGTTCAGGGTTTTCTGCCATAAACTCGCTTGTCACGACATGGACTGCAATGACGACATTGTTTTCGTCAATTTGTGCAAAATATTGTTCGCTCATACCTTAAACCTCACATATACGATGCCGCTACCGCCAATACCACCATTAGCACCACCAACACCACCGCCACCGCCACCGCCGCCTGTGTTTGCTGTGCCTGCTGTGCCTGCTACACCAGTACCACCACCAGCACCACCACCGCCTGAGCCGCCAGTTCCACCAGTTGAACCGCCGCCGCCGCCGCCGCCGCCTAAAACTGTGCTGCCACCAGCAAAAGTAACGGTTGTGCCTGCCGAACCAGCCGCACCTGCGGCTCCTGCGTTACCACCTGAACCGCCACCAAATAATCCTGTGCCACCATTTGGATCAGTACCGATAGCGCCAGACATTGCAATTACTCCACCAGAAATACCAGAAAATAAACCGTTTCTAAATGTTGGTTGCGAGCCGTTGATTGTGTGTCGAGCAGAACCAGCGCTAACTGTGATTGCTTGGTTAGCAGAAAAATATTCTGTGCCTGTTGTGTGCATACCGCCAGCACCGCCACCGCGTTGATTGTCTCCGCCTGAGCCGCCGCCGCCTACCGCATACCAATCGAACAAACCTGATTTAGTTACGGTCAAAGTTCCATCAGTTGTAAAAGTTAAAAGCGTATAATTTATGCCGCCAACCGTAATGCTCGAGCTTGTACCGCCTGTTGCTGTTCCATAAGTTGCACCGCCACCGCTAAAAAAAATAGCAGCACTAGCACTAGTAAAATAAAGCGTGCCACCCCCCCATTGTGCCAACGCTAAAGAGCCAGCGGTCGTGACCGTTGCTGTGCCAGCCGTAATTGTGCAAGTGCCAGCACCAATGTTCTGAATGAAGAGTGTGTCGCCAGCAGCAAAAAGCGAAGTGTTCACGGTAATTGTAGTTGCCCCGGCATTGTTCATTACTACTCGAGTGCCTTTGTCTGCTGCTACAAGCGTGTACGACGCTGTTTTGTTGCTGACAGTCTGGTTGTAGTCGTTGGCTTGCAACGCGTCCATTTGGGCTGCTGTTAATACTTGCCCTGCTACGAAGTCTTGTATTGCCATAAGTGCTCCTTATCCTAAGACATTTTCTTCATCTATGCGACCATACAGGATGTCGTCCAAAATCAGCTCGAATACAAGCGTGGTAGGTGAGGTAAACAGGGTGATCCTGTGGCCTGTAGATAGGTCAATCTCATGTTGGATGCCCTCAATGGCTAATTCTTGACCTAATTGCGTGATGCTGTTGCCACTGGTAAACGACTTTTCTATGGAGATCGTGTTGCCGATCTCGAGGACTGCCACCGTGTCGCGCTGGGCATCGGTAAGGGATGCGAACAGGGTGGACACATTGGTGTAGCGCGCCTCTGGCTGGCCTACGAGTAGATAGTTGGCAAGGTCTAGAGCTGCTGTGTCGTTGTGGACTAGCGCGTCCGAGATGGCTGTGGTCTGAATAAAGTAGGTGGCTTGCGATGCCAAGTCTTCGGCGATCTCTGGGCTTGTAGCGCCAGCATGCTGCACCGCTGCTCTGTTGATAACCTGATTGGCCTCAAACGATATACCAACATTGTCGTAGGGAATGTTTGTGCCGTCATCGTGGAAGTCTGCTGATGATGCCGAAAGCGTGTCACCGATGCGGTCTTGGAATGTGAAAGTACCGTCGCGCGCAATAAAGATGCGGCCTTGCACAGACTCGTTAATCTTGGCCATGTAAGCAGCGACCGATGTGCCATAGGGAACGGTGTATGCGGAAGCACCGCCCAGCAAAATGGTTGAGGTTTCAATGCTGCGCTCACCTACGCCAGTAAAAGCGTTGACTTCGGGCAGGTCTAAGACTGCTGCTACTCGAGCGCTGGCAAGTTGCTCGGTCACATTAAACTCGTTCATGTAGGTTTGGCTAAGCAAATAAAAGTCATCAGCACAAGAGACAGAAACTGTGTCAAGGCCGCCGAGATTAAAGTTATACGAGTAGTCAACGATGTAGCCGTTGAACAGTTCCTCGCCTTCACGGCTGAGCACGACCTTGCGCATTGGTGCTAGACCGGGCACAGCCTGAGCGGTGTCGTAATACGGTGACTGGGTATCAAACGGGTTAAAGATGCCGCCTGTAAATGTGTCGTTGAGATCGAAGCTCATCGTGCCAGCAGTGAACTGATCGCCGATATCTCTGCGTCCACGGAACACGCTGATGCCTGTAGCGCCGTCGATCACCGATGCAAACTCGGTAGAGCCGTCCAGCACATAAGTTGAGTCCAGAACGCCCTTAATTGGGTTGTCAAGCGTGAACGCGTCGACAAGAAAGCCTGTAGCGATCCTGAGGTCATACGAGCCTGACTGGACGATTGTGGTAGCCATTAGGCGACCTGTATTTGTGCTGGGCCGTCTACTCGGTTCATGGCTTTAATGCTGTTAACTACAGCGCGACCGATGTCGGCTGATGTTGCTAGACCGCCGTTGACATTGACTGTGATCGGTGTGCCGCGCTCAACCATGAACTGATCAAACAGGCTGGAGAAGTCGCCAGCGTTGCCTGTGATGCCGTAGTTGCCGCCCATGTTGCCTGCGTAATTCTTAGATAGGTCTAGGACGCTTGAGGATTTACCGCCACCGCCACCAGCAGCTGGGGCTGGTGCTACTAGGGCTGACTCAATCATTGCCATAGGGCTGGAGTTAATAGAGCCTGTGCCGCCTTCACGCGCTGCGCCACCGCGACCGCTCGCGCCACTAGATATTGCGTCCAGTGTTGGCAGTGCTGTGTAGTCAAACATTGGGACTAGCGGTATCAAGTCGATGTTTACACCCGGTATTACATTGAGCGCGTTAATCAGTTGATTGAGTCCGATGATTGCCGCGTTAATAATTTGGTTGATGCCGTTAGCAACTACCTTGACCGAGTTATATACGCCGACAGCAAACTGCTTAAACGGCAGCATAAACTCTGCGATTGCTCGAGGGCCTTCGCGGTAAAGCTCGTACAGCGCGGCAAGGGTAATCATGACTACTCCTAAGCCTTTAGCCAGCACACCAGCCGATAGCGATACCGTGGTAAATGAGCCTGCCAGCACAGCGTTGGCTGCCGTAATGACGATCTGTAAAGCGTTGTAAGCCTTCATAGCGATGTTTGCGGTCACTATGGCTGCGGTCATGGCTGCGATAGCGCCGATCACAATGAGCAGTGCCTTAGTGTTGTCTTGCAGGAATGTCGTAAAGTTCAGGACTAGCGGCAGCAGTTTTTCCATGACAGGGATAAACGCCGCGCCAATGCTCTCCTTTAATTCATCCATCTGTATGCCGAAGTTTTTTAGACCGCCCTCAGCACTGTTGGCAAAGGTCTCAGCTGCACCGCCCACCGAATTGTTAAGCGCCTGCATAATCTCATCGGCGCTCGAGGACGAGTCGATAACGCCCTTTAGCGATGGGTCTAATTTAATAAGCGCAGTCGTCTGGCCTGCGAGAGCTTTAGACACTGCAACGCTGGCAGTTTCCATGTCAATGTTTTTGGCTGTAGCTAGATCGGCAGTGACCGACATTGCTTTCTGGGACAACTCAAGCGAGCCTGTCGCGCGCACAAGGTTTGCCAAGGCTGGGCGCAGCTGGTCATCAGCCATAACGGTCTGCTTACTAAACGCGCTAATGGACTGCTCGACCGCTTTGATCTGTGCATCTGTGGCTTGTGTCGTGGTGCGTAACTGGCGAGCCAACTCAAGCTGTGCAGCCTCATCTTCCATTGCCGCTTTTGTGGCTAGACCGATGCCAGCGGTCAGTGCACCGAGCGCAGCAGTAGCAGGCAGAAACGCTTTTTTAAGTGCGAAGCCTGTCTTTGCGCCTACGCCGTCAAGCTGCTGAAACTGTTTGATGGCTTTGTCAACGCCGCCGCCTTGGAACTCGCTGATGATGGGTATAGACAGTGCCATTAGTTCAGGTCTTTCTGTATTTGGTTAACAGTCTTGAGCACCATCTTTTCCATTTCGGCTTCAATACCGCGTCGAGCTTTATAGACCGCTGGGCCGATCAGTCGAGTCCTACCCGGCATCGCCATCGCAAAGCCACGCTCACCACTGACAGAGTCAAGTGATGTGCCTAAACGGTTGGTGTCTTTACGGCCTGCACCCTCAAACACTGCTGTCGCTGGGTTCTTTTGCTCGATCAGGATTACGCCTACAGCATTGCGTCGAGTGTCAAAGCGCATCTTTACGCCTGACTGTGCGCCCGAGATAGTAAACGGAAATATCTTGCGGCCTCGATCAGACCACTTGCGCGCCATGCCTGACAATGGAAACTGGCTGTAAGCAAGTTTGGCAGCGTTAATGGCTGGCTGTGCGATCGCTGTCGCTTCAGCCTTGAAGTCTTTCTGCAGCTGTGGGTCGATCTTGCGTAGGGCGTTAATCGTTTCCTTGAGACCGACTACTTCGACGCTGTGAGAGACAGGCATGGTTACTTCTTACGGTGCATCTGCTCAAGCACATAGGTGACAGTGTTCAGGTCTCGCATAGTGAACTCGATCTCCTTTGGCCAGAAGCCTGTTAACGCTAGGACTTCGCAGAGGCTTCGCCGCCAAGTCCCTCGATGAAAGGGGTCTCGTCTGCGATCTCGTTGATAGGTGTAATGGTCATGTCAGGGTTCTCGGCAACCCACTCGCGCCAGTTGGCTGGCACTTTGTCTCCAGCAAGTTTGCAAAGTGTGTAAGCCCAGCAGCACATGTCGCTAAACCCGATGCCTTTGCCGTCTGCTGATCGACGGTTCTCTGTTCGTTCCCAGTCAACGATGGCAAGCATGTTGGTGGTCATCTCACGCGCTGGCTTACCGTCGCCAAGGTCGATAGATAGTTTGACTTTCATAGTTTCTCCTTTGTCGGGCAAGGCTCCGCTTGTGCGGTCTTGCTACTTGTAATTCTCAGCGGCTGATGCCGCGAGATCATGCGACGGCTTTAGTTAAAACGCCACCGCTAAATGTCAGGTCAATTGTGGACAGTTCGCCGAGCGAAGCGTTGATCGGTGTATGTGCCGACAAGAACGCGCCCGTCAAAGTGTACGAAGGGTTTGTAGCACCGACAGCCGATGAACTTGGCTTTAAGACAAGCGTCGTGGTTGTGCCCACAAGGCTGTAAATGCTGGCTTCAGTCTCGCTTGCTGCGTAGCTCTGATAAAGAGTTACGGTCACGGTGTTTGAGTACAGGCCAGATGTGAAGCTGCGCGAAGTGTTGGAAAATGTCGTGTTTTCTAATTGCTCTGACACATAGTTGATGACCGCGCTTGTGCACTGATCGGACAAGTCCACCGAGTTAATCGTGATGCTTGGGTTAGAAAGGTAAGTGCTGCTGATAGCCATGTCTATTGCTCCTTGGGTTCTGATTTGACTTTAGATGATTTTTTTGCGGTGTCGGTGGATATCAGGCCGCCGTCGAGCAGTGCGTCAATGTTGACACCTTCCTCTGGGATGAACTGATCGCCTGGGTTACCTAGGCGAGGGCTAATGATGGTGTACATGTTTCTCCTTATGCGCTTTGTGCTTGTATGCCACAGTCAAGGTCATAACACGGGAAGAGCTGACCGCCGATCTCGAGGTTGCTAGGACGGCCGGCCATGACAATGATTGGGCTGAGTAGAACTTTGCTGACAATGTCGAGGATGCTGCGAAGCACTGGTAGGCCTGCTGGCCCTGATCCGATGACCTTGATCGGGAAGTCCATGCGGATGATGTTGCCATTGCCAGCGATCGTCGTAAAGGATGGCGCGTCGATGTAGACACAGTTGGGCACAAGTTTTGTGGGGTCGTTGACTACTCGCAGGCCAGTGACCGCTGTGAGTGTGGTCGTAAGGCTGTCAATAGCCCCGTTCAGAGCGTCTGTGTAAGCCATTAGGCGCAGGCAGGCCTGTCGATGCCCAGCAACTGTTTAACGATCGGTGTGAGGCTCTGCTGAGGCGCTGCGCCCATTCCGTCAAAGGATGCAAAGGTGTTTTCAAGCGAGCCACGGCTGCGCCAGAGGGCCGCGCAGTACATAAGTGTGCCGAGAGTGGCATCCCCACCCGGACTAGTTGTGAGACTGTCGATGTAGCCAGCCTCTTGACGGCGACGATATGCAAAGTCATTGCCAGCAGATACGGCCTGAGTGATCAGCGTGTAATCGTCTGATGGGTTTGTGATCTGTACGCCAAGGTAGGTGACAAGCTGCGCGGCAGTGACCCACGAGCATGTCTGCGTGTAAGTAATGCTTCCCGACGCTGCGGTGCGCTCAACATTGCTTGCGGTCTTAGCAAAGAGCACTTGATTAGCAATTGGTATCTCAATGTCATAAAGCAGATCGCCTTCAGTGTCTATACCGATGTACAGATACTGGGGCAATGCGCGAACAGTGTAAGTGCCGTTAAATGTTGCATCGACCGATGCGACTGTAATTGACTGGCCGACTGCAATTTCCGATGGGGTCAGAAGTTGCAGTACGGCGTAGTTGTCAATTAGATACTTTTGAGTAACGCTGTAAACAGCCATGAGCGGATGCTCCGCTCTCGACTAGGCCTGTGTGATCTTGCGAATCATGCCACCGATTGCAGCGAAGGTCGAGACATATCCGTGGAAGGACATTGTGCGACCCAAGGTTGCTGGCACTTCAACGCTCATCAAGCCACGAATGGACTCGTAGAACTCGAACGCATCGCCTTGGCCTTGACCAACACGAGTGATGATCATGGTCTTAGCAGCGAAGTTGCTGTCAACTACAAGCTGCAAGCCCATTGGCGTACCGTTCCAAGATCCTGCGCTTGATGCGCCCAGTGCGTTTTGGCCAGTGAGGCCTGCACCGATAAATGGGAACAGCGGACGCTTGCTCGAGTCAACGAGCTGACCAAGTTGTGCCCAAACATCAACCGACACAAACATGTGAGTTGGCATCCAGTTACGGTTGCTTGAAACATCATTTGCTGCGTCGTAAACAGACTTGAGCAAGTCTTCTGGAGTTCCGTCCCATACACCGCTCGAGTTTGCTGCTGCAAGCAAGTTGTCTGCTGCCAAGTTGTCGGAAGCGATCATGTACTCGCCCATCAAGTCATTGAGGATTAGTTGCATCGCTGGACCAGAAGTAAAGTCGATGTCCTGAATTGAGAGGGTCACTTGCCCGGCGAGGGTAGTCTTGCTGACCGAGTTTGAGGCAATGACCATTGTGGTAGCCGATGCTGCGCTGAGTTCGCTTGACTGTGCAGCAACGCTTGTGTGCGTGGTAATTGTTGGACGAATAAAAGTTTTTGAGCGTCCACCATCTGGATAAGCGCGAGCGCCTAATGCATCCACCGTAGGGCGCAGAAAGTTTAGATCCTGCACCAATGGAAGCAACACGGGCACTGGCAAGAGGCCCGGGGTGTCAGTGGTAAGCACATCGCCAGCTGCTGCTTCCAGTGCTGTGCGTTGTGATGCTGAAAACTCTGCTACTGCTTTGTTCATGTTGTGGAAAGTGTCGCCACCAATGTGATAGGCAGCCATGAAGTCGCCTGCTGATGGCAACTTAAACTCGCGCTTAGGTTGTGCTGGAATTGCAGCGGTTGGGATGGTTGCCTCGACTGCTGGGACTGTTACTTCTGACATGGGTTCTGTCTCCTCTGTGGGTTCTTGTATTTCATTATTGTCGGTCTCTTCGGGTTCGTGGTGGATACTGGCAGCAATATCTGTGATGACTGCGCCAGCGAAAGCTGGGACTGGCACCATCGACAACTCGATCCAGTCGGCAGCAAGGACGGTGATTGAGCCGTCTTCGTTTGCTCGGGTCTTTGTTGGGTTTACGCCAACAGATACTGAGTCAAGAACACCGTCAAGAGCGAGCTGCAAAGCCTCGTCGCCCGCAGCGGTCTTGCTGATCTTGGCACTAAACAACATGCCCTCAGCGGTATCGACGCGCTCGGTAACAATTCCAATGGCCTGATTGCTGTCGTGGTTCATGTAAAGCCGTGGGGCTTTGCCCTCGACTGGCAGGCTGCCCTGCTCAAAGGTTACGGCTGTACCGTCCGAGACAGTTGCTGCCACACCGTATGGCACGGCGATGCCTGTAATGGTTCGTGATGGTGTGCCGTCGCCTGCTGCTGCGTCGATGCTGACGGATGGTGCGGTAAATCTGATCATCGGTTTGCTAACTCCTCTTGAGTGTTTTCTTGAACTGGTTCATCTTCTTTGTCTGCTAAATAGTTTTCTTCTAAATACTGTTCGGCATCAAACTCGACATAAGTGCCGATCGGCAAAATGCTGTTCATGCTAAATGCTTCGGCAATTGCTTCGGCATAAAGTTTGACGCCAAAAATGTAAAGGTCTGCGCGCGCTTGCTGTGATGACTGATACGAATATGACCCGGTCGATACGCCGACTAGATACGGTGGCACATTGCCTAAACGCGCCATTTCTAGTGCGCTGTAGTTAGCAGACTCGATCAAAAGCATTTTGTCTGGTGACATTGTTGTCGGCTCGTAGGAAAGAAACTCGTTAAGTGCAGCAGTCTGGTTAGTTGCTCGAGCAGCATTAAACGATGCAGCAAGGTCTGCTAGTTCTTGCGCGCTAAGTGGTTCGCCACCAGTTTGTTTAAGAATGCCAGCAGGTATCGACGAGGATGCATTGCGATTGCGCGCGGCTTCAATTTTCAACGCTGTCTCTACTGCTGACACGCTTGTATAAACAAGTCCCGTGGTCGGTGACAAGATTTGCAACAGATCGCGCGTGTCAAGTTCTACGCCGTTGAAATAAACCTGATTACTTGGCGCAAACCAGACAGGGCCTGTCTGATCGGTAGTCGTAATAGAGCCGACTGCTAGCCGTTGGAAGGACGCTGGAAAGCCATCAGCCGTCCTCGATGTAATGTGAATTATGGATCTGCCGTAATGGTAAAGGTCATCAAAAACCCAGCTAAAAAAATGTGCGTATGTGTTTTGTGGATCTGGTTGACGCATCCATGATCGAGGCGCAATGTAATTCTTGACCATGCGCTCGCCGTCCCAGCTCATGTTGTAAGCGCGCAATGGCATGCAGCCAATTACTGAGGCCAGCAAGTCGCGGCAGCGTGACACCGCTGGGATGGACATAAGCAAATTACGCTGTTCACCCTCGCGCCACGAATAATACTGATTGAACACATTGACTGTGCTGTTGGGATTTGCAAAACTGTTAGCTCCAGCAGCTGCCGCTTTAGCAGGCGCTGGACTGATGGCGGCCTTGCTTACTTTGCGGTCAAATAATCCCATGCCACAACATTACAGATGCAAGCGCTGTGATGGTGGCACTCGATCGGCCTAATCAGTTCCCGACGAAAGGCTAGGTACTTCGACCGAGTGCCGAGGGTATGTTACTGACTAACAGTGACCAGCATCGGCTTCCCTGACACTGACGGCCTCGAACAAAGTGCAGCTGCCCAGATCATGCAGCGACACAACTCAATCGGCCCGGGTGATCTCTGCGATGACACCGCGACAGAGCCTTGCGATCGGACAGCGACCGCGCGTTGCACATGTTCAGCCAACTGGGTTGAGCCGTCATGTAGCAGCATTTTTTCCGCTATTAAGTTTCTTACAGTGGGGGTGTATTTCAGTATTTCTCCGTAGCCGACAATGACCTTCTTGGTCTCTAGGTGTCGAGGCCATTGGATGTCGATGCTGGGTGAGATAGCAAACTTGCAGCCGTCGGCAGTGAGCCGATCGACCTCGAGCAAGAGAGCTGCGAAACTGTCCACGACGAAGGCCACGGTCACGACTATGCGGCGGTCAGGTAAAGCCACGGCGCGCAGACCAAAGTAGCGCGAGTCGTCCATGCTGGTCTCAATGGCAACGATGCCGCCTTTGGGTATGTCGCCTTCGTGCTCGAGTGCAGGCCAGACACCCGGCGGTATCCAGCCCCGATCGGAAGCTACCCAAAGATTTACTGATGCTCGCAAGAATTGGGCGCGGTCAGGGTTCTGAGACTCGGCTTCGATCGTTGACAATTCCAAAGTGTGACCGAGCGCAGGGTTGCCGTAAGCCCATGCGGCAGGGTTCATCGGGTCTAAGTCTGGCGGTGGTGACCACTCGGCAAAGTACAGCGACGATCGTTCTCCACGGTCTATGGCGCGCAGTCCTTGCTCACGCCAGCGCAAGAAAGCGGTCGATGCCTCAGTGCCAGCCGTTGACCAGCAGCTAAGAAGCGGCGATTTTCGTGCGCGCATAGATGGGATCAGACCGCCGTCAATAGCGAGCTGCGACATGTCCCAGATTTCGTCTGCCACGATCAGATCGTTGCTCGTGCCGTGACCGACCGAAGGCTTTGCCGCCCTGACTGTCCACTTGCTGCCGTCTGGCATCGTCACCGAGTTACGGCCGTAAGCCTTCACGGCGGTTGCTTGAAAGCGATCAACTAACACAGGGGCGATTTCGTCGAACAGGGTGATGGCCAAGTCGAGCCTGTTAGCGGTCGTGAGCACTGTCTGTTTTTTGCCCCGTATTTTTGGCATCTCTGTGAGCCACCAGCCAACGAGACTACCTAGAGCAACGGTCTTTCCGTTTTGTCTGGCAGTCGAAACAAGACTTGTCCGATGCAGCAGCTCACCCTGATCGTCATAAGCCAGCTGACCGTCAAGAACATGCACTTGCCAAGGCATAAGCGTTATCCCTAGATGCTGTTCTGCCCATCCCTGCACATCAGCCCCGAACGATCCAGCCGCATCGGTGACAGTCGTTTCCAATCTCGGTCGATCGTGGCCAGTTGCCGCCAGTTCAGGCTGGTTGCCATCCGATAGAGACAAGAG